GTGCGTAGCAGTGACCCCCCGAGAACTCCATAAAGGAGGTATAAAGAGCGAGCGTGACGCTCAATAAATCTCGGAGTAGGGGGATGACTCCCCCCTTGCATTGATGTTACCTCATGCTTGAGGGCCGACACATTGCCGTGTGCCAGCATTGTCCAAAGGTCGATACAGACCTTACGCGTTCAGCGCAAGCCGTTAGTTCCTCCGGGTACACCCTTGCCCTTGGACCAATTCTGTGTGGCCAGTCTTTGCTTGGGAGGGTTCTGGCGCGCTTGCTTGTTGCGCGCAGCAGCCTGGAGACGTTTTACGGCCTGTGCCTCAGCAATGGGTTTCATCTGCCCGGCGACGGCAGAAAGAGCCCGTGCTGTGAGCGGGTTGCCCGTGGCGCTGGCCATCATGGAGGCGGCGCGCACGATGGGATAAACAGACGGGATGGCTTGCTTGGCCGCGTTAGTGACCCAGCTGAACCACTTGCCAGCGTCGTTGTACCCCTGAGGGCAGCCCGGCGGGAGGACATTCGCAACCATGTTGTAAAGTACCAGCGCGTTAGGATCAAAAGCCGCACTAGGTTGCGCGAGTGCCAGGAAGGTCGGTTTGTTTGCTGCAGGCAGGCGCTCGATACCCACCCGCCAAGTGACGAACAGCGTCGTCTCGTTAGACAGCCCCGTGAAGTACGCCCCGGTAGTGTTCATTCGCGAGAAATGACAGGGACCGGCTGCGCCTGACAGGACGTTCACGGGATCGGTGTCCGCTCGATCGGCGAGGAATGGGCTCGAAGCGATACTGCCAGCCGAATACGCTAGGCCACCACCCGCGGTAGGGGTGGGGGTCAAGTATCCGGAACCAGGATCTGCCTTCATGTTGTTCTGGCACACCACCCAAGGCCTCGCGGTGAGACCCTGGAATGGATTTTCAGTCTGGAACTTTGCCGTGTTGTAGCATCCGTCCTGCGCGGCCCATGAGTGTGAGCCGGGCATGATCTTAGCTTCCGCTATGGTGTTTGGAGGTGAGCGGAAGTAGTTGGTCGGGTTATAGAGGCCAGTTGGGGAGCGGGGGAGAGACTCCTCGGAACGCTCGGGAATCGAAGCGCCGGTTTCATAGCTATTGCCATACTCATACACCGTGACAGCACCTTGTTTCTTAATCTGCGCGGTGGTGTTCACCACCTCGAATCCACTGTAGACGAGGCGGTAGACACCATAATCCGTGTCTTCATAGTCAAGGTAATTGTCCAGCGTGATGTTCTGGCTTTGATAGCCATCGGCGGCCGTCGCGGGCATGTGGCCTGGAGTAAAAGTTTCATTCAAGCCGTAGGCTCCGTCCCCCGGGACACTGTTGATGACCAGGCCATCCAACCGGCCCACCGCGTTGAGGGTTCCGATTGGGCCTTGGGCCTTGGTGATCAAACCGGCAGCGTCAAAGGCAGTCTGGCCAAGGCCAGCACTAGCCTGGGCGCCCATAGGCGCCGCTTTGACGCCGACGTTGTAACTGCGGGGTGCGTAGTCTATTGGCGAGAGGACCATGTGGCAATCCCACGTGGAACCCTCCGGAAGACCGGGGGGCGCCGCCACGGTGATCGCCTGACGAACCTTCACGACAACTGTGGGCTCCGTTGCCACGTCCGGGTAGCCGCGTAGATTGTCCAGCTGCTGGTCGTGAAATGGGTCAAGAGCATACTTGACCCAGTCACAAGCCTCTGGCGTTATCAGCCGCTCCTGGCATAGGCTGCGCATCGGGTCTTTGGCGCGTACGACATCGCGCAACCGTTCAGCTTCAGAGTTCACCATCGTAGAAATATCAATGTGGTCTCAAACGAGTGTTGTAGAAGTAATTAAATCTCGCAAGATTTCGTCCCGGCAAGGACTTGTGCAAATTTGGGTGTTAGGAATCTGGCCTGCCACTTGTCAGGCCATCGCCAGTTTTCACACGCATTCACGACTGCGTGAGTTACACCACCCATCGGTCAAGAATCAGTTCGCCTTGTCGAGAGTCTCGGGGGCTCCCACCAGGGTCGCGAGCACCTCCCGAGAGCGCTGCCGGACTGTGTCGGGCACGGCATTGTACAGCTTCTCCTCATTGGGGAAAGCCGTAACCGCGGCCATGCCGGCAGGCAGCTTCCGCTCTATCTTATCGCCCGTTGGGTCGTCGGGCGTCAGTATCGCCAGTGCAGGCGGCAGCTTGTGTGCTTTTATGCCCTCCCATGTTGTCTGCACGCGCAGGCTCTCATCGAGCGCACGGAGTTCGCCCGACGTCATGCCGTACGTAGCAGCCACCGACTCGTACATGTAGTCGAGATCGATGTCGGTGACAGGGAAAGGCCCCTCTCGCATCTTCCAGGCGACCTCACGATCCCGTGCTTCAACCTTGTCGAGGTACTTTTGGTTGACAAGGTAAGTGTCGGTATCGGGGTCATATGGCGCAGGAAGCTCGCCAAAGCTCTTGTAAGCCCAGATGGCGGAGATGTAAGCACCTATGATCGGCGTACGCCGGTCAGTAATCATGTAGCCGAAGAGCTTATTGCGGTACTTGTCGTCGTCGTCGTTGGAGGAAATCGACACCTTCTCGGCAGCCCGCTCGATCTTGCAGTAGGACGCAATGGTCGCGGAGAGACGTGGGTACTCACGCGACAGAAATTCTACGCTCTCATCCTCTGCAGGATCGAGGGGGTGACCGTTGGCGAAATGCGAAAAGCATGTGGTACGCCGGAAGCCGTCACTGGCGTCGAGATACTCGCACGCGAGGTCCCAGAAGTACTCCGAGACACCCGGCACGCTGCACTCTACGCCATCGTCGCCGAACTTGAGACCGATAAGCTCAAAGATGAGCCGCATGACGGGACAGCGCTTCGTCGAGTTGACGCGAAACCTGTTTTGGCAGGCTGTCCAGTCTACGGTGTCATACTGAGGAATTGCATAATGAAGCACGCCCTGGTTCTGCAGCGTCTTGAGCTGCTGACGGAACATCTCCTTGGTGAACCAGTCGGCTTCGCCGGCCGCCTTTGCGTCGGACTCCCCGTCGTTTCGTGGGAAGCCCGAAATCTCTCCATCCTCATCGATCATCTGCTTGAAGCAGAGCGCGAGGAGGATCGTCATGTATGAGCGGAAAGCGAACACGAGTGTGTTGAGTATTGTAGTGATGCCGGTGCCACTAGCGTTCTTCCACTTCGTGCTCTTGACCTTGTGCCCGACCTGGACTATGAAGTTGAAGCACTCGTAGTAGGTCTGGAGAGCCCACGCCTTGTGGGACATTCCGAGGTCGGGGTCGTGCTCATCTGAAAAGAAATGCCGAATGATGTCAGCGATGAGCGTGGCTGACTCCTCCGTGTGGGAGTCGTCAGCCGACTTGTAGTCCACCTGGGGTATCGGGCCTGCCCCGAACTCCCTGGCCATGCGCTTTGAAAAGTCATGCTGCGCGGCCATGGCTTCGCCAAGTTTCCGGGGGTTAAACCCCGGGCAGTACCATGCCACGCCGTGGCTGTCCTCGTTCGCCTTAAAGATGCGCTCCAAGGCTTGCCCGAGTTGGCCAGACTTAAT